CGTGTGAGTTTTGAGGGCAGTTAAGTTGAATCTGTCCAACTGTTGAGCCACCACCCATAACTTCTACGATATATGTAGCAGGAGAAATCACCAAGTTTCCTGATGCAGTTGTAGTGGTGCCTCCAAGAACTGGCGATGTCAAAGTTTTATTTGTAAGAGTTTGTGCACCTGTTAAAGTAACAACTGATGTATCCCAAGCAAGCCCGCTTGCTGTGCTCGAGTCAGCCTTTAGATAAGTTCCATTGCTTCCAACCGTTAGAACCACCACACTATCGTTTGCGGTACCTGCTATCAAATCTCCTTTTGCTGCGATAATTGTTTGTGGAATAAAAGGATTACCAGTTGTGGAAGTTGATGCATCTTTATCTACCCAGATAACACCCGATGTTAAATTTGTTGTTGGAGCGGAATTATTATAAATTGATGTAGCGCCAATAACCGAACTTGTGGTGGCAGCATTATCATCTACCCAAATGTATCCATTGGGAACTTCTTCAGCTTCAAAGTTTCCAATTACTGGAACTTCGCTTGTAGCAGCACCACCAGATGAAGGACGAGCTTCGAGTGTTGCAATATCGCTGTCAATATCTCTAAAAATTTGTGCTATGGATGGCGTAATAATTCCAGCAGTAGTCGCCACAGATGTATATGCTCCATAATGATAAGCATAAAAGGCCGCTTGAATATCAGCGGCATCTGCTAAACCTGCAATTTTGGTTTCGTAAATTGTACCTATGGACTCAACTGGCATTATGGATCACCTCTCCAAAATTATACCACATTACTACAACTCTCAGTCATCAACAATAGTTATAAATAGATGCACTACGACCTGCTCTGCAAGATTGGACCAAGAACTACCTGTATATTCTACTGCTTCGAGGGCTAGAACCAGGTTAGTGCCAGACTTTGTTACGCTATTGATAACACATGCCGTAGGACTATCATGAACAATGCTGTACTGAATATTAAAATTATTCGCAGTCAGCGACCCAGCGCTTAGGTCTGTAATGTCTGCGATTGGAATTGTGATGCTTCCATTACCGCTAGAAAATGTAACTTGATAGTTTTTGGCAAATACGGTGGGATTTAACCTTAAAACCTCGTCCCAGATATTTCCGCCAGGTTCTGCCAAATATTGATATACATAGCCATACTCTGATCCAGGAGACACATTTACATATAGATCATTAAGTAGTAATGCTTGTCCACCCAACTCATCATCTATGGTCTGTGTATTTGGATCGCCTGCTCCTACAAAGAACTTGCTACCACGAGTTCCCTGAGCTCCAATGTCTAACTGCAGTTCGATTATCGCAGGCGGTCCTAGAACCGTAACATCGTCGTTAGATAATAATACTTCTGGCATTAGACAGCACCTGAAACCTGCTCGGTTACCGTGATATTTCCAGTCACCAGAGTAAAGCTAAGAGATGCTCCAGAATCAATCTGTACGTCGTAAACAAAAGTTCCTGGAGTTAAATTTGCTCCAACACCTGGCAGAATTGTACATGTAACTAAATTATTAACATCATCAACAACTGCTTGCGCTTCATATTGAGTACCAGTTGCACCACGAGCGGTAGCAATAAAAAAATCTGCAGTATATCCATCTAGATTGAAAGCAGATCCGTCAGAATTCTTCGGGCGAATGACAAACTCATATGTGTCTTCACGATAGTAATTAAAATTATATGTTGCTGGAAATGCCATTAGCGTGACACCTTATAAATCTTTCCGTCGACCTTTATCACGGGTGGTAGGTCGGCACGTGTGTCGCTGATTTTGACTACGGCGGGTAAACTCATAACGAACCTCCTGGAGTTATATCACCCAATACTCTAATTGTACCAACAACTGGAGTCCAAACAGTGTCTTCTCCATCTACCGATATCTGTGCTTGCAGGTCAAATGGCAATTCGGCTACCACGGTTTTGTAAGCGGTTCCCCAATTGAGCGTCATGGATGCGGGAGCAGTCAAAACAACCGATCCAGTAGTAGCAGTAATTAACAGTTCGTCTAGTACGTCTCCGCTTGAATCATAGGCAGTAGCCTTAAAAGTCCAGGCGCTGGTGTTCCATTTTGTGATTTCGTCGTCATAGAGAAAATCTACATTTAGCGTAGCGGTATCGCCACGAACCACATTCCATTGAATTGTGGCTGGATTCGCTCCGAATTTTGTGGTTGGGTCAACAACAAAAGATTTTTCAACAGCCATAATGTTTGATTATATCACATAAAAGGCTGAACCCGCCAGGAGCAGTGGGGGGTGGTTAGAGAGCAACCTGACGGGCCAGCGTATTTATATTCTAACATTATTTTTTGCTTTATAACGATTTGATTACAATTTCAAAAAATTAGCCATATTTGCTTGACAACATTTTTTTATAGTGTATACTTAAATATTAAGAGGGGAAAGTTATTAAGAAGAAAAGATTACCTATTAGAATGATCTTCAAGGTGAATCAACATTACATCGTATAGCTTATCTACTTTATCCTCAAGCCGTGTTACTTGATCTTTCATACTAAGTCCACTATTTGGCTTCAATTCACTCATTATTTCTTGTACGTACTTTTTCACTGTCCACCTTGCACCTATTCCTACTATGCCAAGAATCGATAGCACGGTCAAAATTAAACCAGCCCAATCTTGTACATTCATAGTTGAATCATTATATCATTATTTTCGACGGTATGCATAGAAAAACCACAAACCATCTCTGACTAGTATGAGTAAGACTACTCCATATCGTCAATATAAGGTTTGTATAGTATAATGGCTGATATGGATGATGTAAAACCTTGGGATCTGCTAAATCCAAATTCGCCAAGATCGGAAGATCAGATAAGAGAAGATAGATTGTCCATATGCAGAACATGCGAGTTCTTTAGGCCCAAGTCTGAGACATGCAGAAAATGCGGATGCTATATGAGATTAAAGGTGACACTGGCGGAGGCCAGATGTCCGATTGGAAAGTGGTAGGAGGTGATATTATGAAAAATTTGATAATAAATATAATGTTTGCAATTCTATTAATATGCACTTTGGGAATAGTTGTGGGAGCTTATATTGAGAGTAGATTTAAGAAGAAATAAGATGTTTGTTGTTATTTTGTATACCGTTCTCGTTTTGGCCTATTGATTGATCGCTTTACTCTTTTCGTTGAAATCATTTTGAATTGGCCATTCGGATCGAAACAGGTTATGATATCGCCTTCTGCATATAAGAATGTGAATATACCACGTTCTCCAGATACTTTAAAATGAGATCCAGTCTTTAGTGGCCTTATTCCCTCGATCGAAAGAGTCTGGCTTACGGCAGAAGGAATGGATGACCCAAAGTATCTTTCCAGAGAGTATCTTTCTTTAGACGACATTAGCTATCTGGATAGTTTTATTAGAATAATTATTTGCAAACCAAGAATCAGAATAGGAATTATGGTTCTGATCAGTTCCATTATGTGATTGTATTCATCTAGCTTTCGCTCGAAACGATTTCTTTGGCTCATACTTTCTATTTTACAATACCCCCGTGAAATTGTCAAATAGGTTAGCTGAAACTATCACCACAGGCGCATGAGCCTTGAGCCATAGGATTGTTTATCGTGAAACCTACCTTTTCGATAGTCTCTACATAGTCTAGAGTTGACTCGCTTATATAGGGCCATGACATTTTGTCTATACGGAGATCGAAGGTTTTGTAGGCGATTACTTGATCTTCCTCTTTTTCGTCATAGTCGAAGTAGGTTTGATATCTCAAACCAGAACATCCTCCAGGCTGAACTGCTATTCTTAGAAATAGATCAAGATCTGGAGTATCTTTCTGGCTATTTCTTATAAGCGATGCTACCTTGTCTATTGCTTGGTCTGTAAGTTTCATTTTTTATCTTCCAGCTGTGATATGCGGTTTTCAAAAGGCTTAAGCATGATCTTTACCAAAAGATAGTCACATGCCAAACCAACAAACAGACCAAATAAAACCATAGAGCGCTATTCATATTGACCACCATGATCTTATTGTACCGCCCTCTCTTGGGCATATGTATTTCTTGGGCTCATCGGACGTGTAGTATTCCTTGAACAATTTTGATTCCCGATCAGAATCTGGTTCACAGGAGAGTCGCCCACAGTAAGGGCAAATTTTGGACCCCACATACTGGTATGCGTGAATACAGGAGTTCTGGGAGTCTTGAGACTCTGGTCCTATTGTCATGCTTTCATTATACCAAAAATCTGAATTTTTTGCTAAGATGTATGATGCGTAAATTTATAAAATAAATAAAAAAAAATAGTGCGACCACCTTTACGGAGGGCGCACTGGGCTGATTTATCTTTGAAGGATTGAATTTATCTTATTGGTTTAGTTCCTTGTAAATATCCGTCAATTCCTAAAATGTCACAAGTTATTTTCACTCGCTGATTTTTTTTGAGTGCTGATTTATACAAACCAATAAAATCAAAAACATCTTTTTTTGTAGGTAGGCTCATCGTTGATGAGTTTCCTGCCATGCTAGTTATCGTCACTTTCATTTTCTGCCTCGACTTTCTGCGGATAGTGTGAGCGGTCATAGTTGGCAAGAGTGCCACCATTTTTCAGGTGGGCTATTCTGCGTAATTGTTCATCTGAGTATTTAGCCATTTGCTACACACTCGCAAGGCTCTATTGAATAATCATTTTCATCGCCAATAAAAATAATTCCCTCACCATAACAAGATGAGCAGTCTATAATTTGAACTGAGTTTATCATTTATCTATTTCCTTTCTTTGATAATTAATCTTATTCTATACCATACCACCGACAAGGTGAGTAGCCCTATTGAGTAGAGCCAACCTAAAGTTTCGTTAGTCATTTATTTGACCTCCATACTTAGAACATCATAGCCGTTAGCAACAAGGCTATCCATAAGGTAATTTATTTGATACTCATTTAGCATGAGTCTATCTGATACTGTAATGAGGTTGCCCTCTTTCTCAACTGTGTAATTTAGTGTTAGCATTTTCTAACCTAACCTTTCTTTTTGTTATGGGAGAATAATA